TCAGTTAATAATTTAATATTAGAAGCCCAAATAGCTAAAGGACCTATTCTATTCATATTTTTATTCACTTTAATTTTATGTCTTTTAAATATTTCATGAATTTCTTTCTCATCATCTTTCCAATATAAAGCAGTGAACGCACTTAAAAATTTATTTTCTATTTTTATTCTATTAAAATGTTTAACTTTTTCTTTACTTTGTTTAACTAATATTACTTTACATACTAATTTATTCATAAATAATATATATTTATATATAAAAAAATATTAAGAAGAATATTTAATGAACAAATATTTATTGGCATTAATTTTTTCTTATGGTTTTATGCAGTTTTTGAAATATTATAAAAGAAACATTCATATTGACTTAGATGAAATTGAAAAAATAGCAAAAGAAAATAATAAAAACTTAAAAGAATTATACAATATTTTAATTAAGGATGGAAAATATAGTAAAATGTAATAGGAATTTAATAAAACAAATATTTTATTTAATATTTGAATATAAATATAATAAAGAATTTGTAAATGAAAATAATAAAATAAATCTAACAAGAAAAGAAGAATTACTTATAGATGAACTAATAAATAATATGAAAATTGAACATATTGAATATTTATACAAAAATTTAGATAATGACCCTGAAGATTTTTATTTGAAAATGGATAGTGAATTGAGAGAATATTTGCAATATTTTGAGAAAAATAATTCAATCATGAAAAAGGAGAAAAAAAAAAATAGAAAAATTATTTCAAATAAAGACTTAAATCAAATTAATAGAACAAAAAAAATCATTGAAGAGAACAAAAAATTAATTAAAGAAATTTTAAATTTAATTTTAAATAAAATTTAAATAAAAAAAATCGTATAATATTTAAAGATAATATATTGTAATAATATATAATGGTTTTTATTTTAACAGGAAGTTTGTTATATGTTACATTAGCAGTAGTAATTGGTACTAAATGTTATAGAAAAAGAAGAAATTTTTTTAATGCTGTTGTAGGTTCTATTAATGATAATGAGTATAGAATTGAAAAATTAGAAAACAATTTGAGAAACAAAAATTTGGAAATTAGGAAATTAAAAGAATTTAAGGTTCAAACTAATAAAAAAATTAGAAATAGATTTAAAACATTAAAACGAAAAATTAATCAAGTTGAAAAAGGTCTCAGAAAAGAATTAAAAAAAAAAAAAATTAATGATGGTGCTATATTTGAAAACACACAATTTAATTTACCAGAAATTAAAATTGCAGAACCCATTTACAATACTCCAAATTCTGAATGTAAATATTCTCAAGAGTTACCAAAAGATTATATTGAACCATTAGAATTGGATCCAACAGCTTTTACATGGACACAAAGTGAAGATAATCCTTGGACACAAACAAATGATAATTTATTTACATTTAATTTTGAACCTAGTGAATTAAATAGTGAACTATTTGTTCAAGGTACAAGTATTGAACAATCATCAAGTGAAGGAGAAGAAAAAGAGGAAGTTGAATAAATTAGTCTAAGCTAAAATTTGGTAGAAATTGTTGTAATGCATTTTCAAGTTTAATAATTTGTATTTGCAATTCTTTATTTTCATTATCTAATATATTAATTTTATTATATAATGAAGCTTGATATGCACTAACTAATGGGCAATTTTTATGTTTATGACAATCACATTCAATATCACAATTTGTATTATTTACGCAATATTTATTCATTTTTCCTGTAAAAAACTCTCCACATCTATAACATTCATATTCACAACTCATTTTTATAAAAATATATTTTTTCTTTTAAATATATATTTTTTTGTTTTAATTTGTAAGAAATAGAAATAATATAAAGAATTATTATTTATATCATTTATAAATGCCAGGTTATATGTTAGAAAATTGAGATGAAAAGTGTGAAAATATATTAAATGACCAAATTAATATGGAATTTCAATGAAAATTTTTCTAATGAATAATTTTTAGATTTTCAACTTTATCTTGTATAAAAAAATATTATATAAATTATTTTCTTAATAATTTATATATGCCTAAGTGTTTGAATAATCCTAAGAAGTCTTATAAGGGTAATGAACCATCACCAAAAGGTTTAGGTTATTGTGCTGGAGGAATGAAAGTTGGAGAAAAGAAAAAAGGAAAGGATGGAAATATGTGGATTGTAAAACAAGTAAAGAATGGGAGTAAAAGATGGGTGAAGGTAAATGTGAAGGAAAAGACTAAGGAAGTAAAAGTTAATTGTAAAGATTTAGTTATTTATGAAAAAAAAGTAAAAAAATGGTTTGGTGGATATACTGAACATTTAAGAGTAGCTGGATTAAAAGGTCCTGATGATACAATTTATAAATTTATTTCTTATAATAAATTTGAGGAGAAACCAACAAAAATTCCTAATGGATATAAAAAAATAAGATTGAGTTCAAAACAAAAACAATATTATTGTGGAACTAAAAAAATATTGGGTAAAGACAATGAACTTTTCAAAAAAATAAAACATACAGGTTATAAAAGATATTTTACTCATTTTAATTTTTCTAGACCTTATTTAGTATATTTGGGTAAGAAAGATGCGTATATTTATGAAAAGCCCAATGATAAAGAAATTGATTGGAGTGCTTATAGTAAAAAAAGTGATAATGATAATAAATGGATGTATGTGAAATTGGTAAAACACATTAAGTTTATAAAATCATTTGTGGGAAAAAGTCCAATTAATAATATGACAAAATATAGTGGAGGTCATGGTAAAAAGTTTGATGGAAATACTATTTTATTACAAAAAAATAAAAATACATATGTTTTAATTTATATAGGTATAGAAGAGTTTAAAGTCTTCAATGATGAAATCGTAAAATTTGTATCACCAGTAGGAAATAATAATGTTCCATATCCATATGCTATTGGAAAAAAAAATATGTATTTTTTTGGAGAACCATATGAAGGTTATTTACCTAAAAAGTATTTTACTAATTTAAAAGAAGAAGATTATTTCTGGGATGAAACCAGAGAATATTACCCTTTTTTCATTCCTCTTGGAAAGAAAAAATCAAAAAGTAAATTAACTTTAGAAGAATTTAAGGAAATTCAAAAGAAAAAATTAGATGATATCAGTTTACAAACTGTGAAAACTTTGGCAAAAATGTATGGCTTACCAGATAATGGTTCTAAGAAGGATTTAGCTAATAATATTTTAAAATTCAGAGGTGTTAAAATTTACAGTGATTAAATGCCTAAATATTTCCTTGGATAAAAATTTTTTATTACTTTTATTTTATTGATATTATCAAAACTATCAATTGAATTTTTAGTCACATAAACTGGAGCAACCGGTGGTTGGATGAGAAAAATAAAATCCAATAATGAAACAATAATTCTCTTTTTTACAATTATAATACTTTTTTGGAGATATTGTGGACTTTTCTTTTTTAATTTTTTTATAAATTCAGTCATTTTAATAGAATATTTCAAGGCAGGAATTTTCATTTTGATTGTATCAAATATCAATATAAAAGGTTCTTGCCTTTCATATAATTTTTCCCATAAATCTGTGAATTCATCAAATTCAATGTCTGTTTTAATTTTATCCAAAAAAGTTATTTTCACAAATGGAAAATTATCACTATTGAATGTAAAAGGCATACTATGAAATTAAAATACAAAATAATTTGAAAAAATAAATGTAAATAATATATTTATATGAATATTACCCACACTATTTTATTAGGATTAGTTTTATTATTTCTGGTTTATTATTTTTCAAATTTAAAAAAGAAACTTGAAGATAGAGATGATTATGAAGCTAAGGATACCAAAAAATGGTTCAAAGCTTTATTTCCACTTCATTATAAACTTTTATAATAAATATATATAAAATAAAAATTATTTATTTCGTTTATTTTTATTAATTAATTTATTTTTTTACAAATTCAAAAAAAAAATATTTGTTATAATATAAAAATGAAAAAACAAGGTCGCAAAAGTAGACAAGATGAAAAACATGCAATGCAAATCCATAACTTAGATAAAAAAGTTAAGGTTGTTGATAAAGGACACAAAAAAATTGTATCTGTTTTGAAGAAAAAAGGAAGAGAAAATGAAAGATTAGCAATGGAAGTTAGACATTTAAAAAATGCCGTTAAAAAAATCCACAGTGATCATAAAAAATATGAAAAAAAAATTAAACACCAAGGTAGAGAAAATGAAAGATTAGCAGCTAAAATTATGCATTTACAAAAAAAAACTCACTTACACAAAAAAAAAAAAGCTAAAAAAACAACAAAAAAAAAGAAATAATTATTAAAAATCATTTGGTTCTTCATCACTTATAATTACTTGATATTGATTATGTAATTTTACAACAAACAAATATGTTTTATATGGAGTAACATATTCATCTTCTGGTTCAGAAAATTCCTTAAAGAAAACAATATTTTCTTTGTTACAATAATAACTACTCATTGTATTCATAATAATTATATCACAAAAAGAAGAACTTAAATTATCTTTACCAAAATTTTTAATAATATTCCGCCAATTGATGGTCTAAAATGATTAAGAAGGTGTAAATTTTATAAAAGGGGGGTCTGCCGGCAGTGGGAATTGAACCCACGACCACGAGGTTAAAAGCCAAGCGCTCTAACCACTGAGCTATACCGGCAAGGTACAGCATTTGACCCGCCCCGATCATATTATAAGGTTATTTATCCTAGATTTTTTTTTGTATCAATTTTTTTTTATTACATTTTTTATATAAATAGTGATTTTGTATTATTATTTATATTGGAAATAAAAAATGATTAAGAATGTGTAAGTTTTATAAAAGGGGGGTCTGCCGGCAGTGGGAATTGAACCCACGACCACAAGGTTAAAAGCCAAGCGCTCTACCACTGAGCTATACCGGCAGGTATATCATTTGACCCGCCCCTATCACATTATAAGGTTATTTATCCTAGATTTTTTTTTGTATCAATTTTTTTTTTATTACAATTTTTCATATAAATAGTGATTTTGTATTATTATTTATATTGGAAATAAAAAAATGATTAAGAAGGTGTAAATTTTATAAAAGGGGGTTGTTTAACCTCCCATTCCTGACATAAACTTAACTTTTAGTAAAATTATAAATTTGGATATTTTTCTTTAATTTTTATTTTAAACATATCAAGTTTTTCTAGAAAGTTATCTTCCGTATAATCATAATTTATACGTAGATTATAACGACAACCATTAATTTTATCATCATAAATAAAACATACTTTTCTGGTTTCATTACCTGCAATTTGTTTAATATCATTCTTATTAAATAAATTAAAATCAATATTTAGTTTTTCATATTTAGATTTTATAATGTCGATAATTTTTTCCATATGTTTATTTAGTTCAGTTTCAAAGTTTTCAATTGAAAGGGTTAATATTCTTCTTAATTGAATACTTTTTGTATTATGTTGTTTATTATATTGAATTGTTATTTTTTTTCTATGTTTAATTTTTTTAGAAATACCTTTAGGCAATGTATAAAGTGTTGCAAGTTCATTATTATTTAATTTTTCTAACTTATTCTCAATATCTAAAAATTTACTAATAATAGATTTATTTGTTGATTTTGAACTTGATAAATATTTTCTTTTAATAACATTTAATGTTGGATGTTTTTCAATTCTAAAATAATCACGTTTATCACCTTTATCATAGTTATAAGTAACATATTTAGGTAAATTTACATTAATTGTTCCATCTTCATTAATTTCTCTATATTTATTATCTTTGTATGTTAGCAAAAAATTAATTAAGTCTTCTGGTAAAAGTTGTGCATTTTTTTTTCTAGCTCTTTTTGTACCTGGAACAATACCTTTTGCGTTACTATGTTGAGTTTCAAAATTAACAATTCTTAGATTATTTATTCTATTATCTAATTTATTTCTATTTTCATGGTCAACACTGATATTATTTGTACCTTTACCATTTCCATAACAATTAGTAATTATTTGATGTATATAAAGTTTGTTTGATGAAAAAATATATCCATTTGAATGGTAAAAAAAAGTTACTTTATTTCCTATTTTTTCTTCGTAATCTAAAATATTTTGATAGGATTTTTCACATAAAATTGTATGTTTATTTTTACCACAATACATAATATATAATCTATCATTTGTTTTCCAAATAGGGTTCTTATATATACCAGAAGTTAATCCTATGTTTTTTAAATGTCCAGGATTATAATCAATAATATTATATTTATCTTTAATTTTTAGATAATATTCATGATAAATTCCTAAATTATTGGTTGTAATATCATATTTATCATTATTTTTATATTCAATTTTTTGTTCATCTAATTTAAATCCTAATAAAATTTCTAATAAATTATGTTTAATTCCATTTTTTTTAATATATGGATATTCATCAAATTCATCAATAAATACTTTTTTTCTTAAATTAATATCATAATTTATTAACTTTACAATTTGATTACTATCTAATTTTATAGTTTTTCCATTTTCAAATGTTAGTGAGAAGATATTTGTTTGACTATTAAAAGTTAAATTGTTATTCATATTATTTGTAAATAATAATATGAATTATCTTTTTAAGTTATTTTACGGAATTATAAAATATACACAAATAAGTATAAAAAATAACCTTTTTTAATTCGAATAAGCTAACCCGCCCATTCCTGACATAATTCTAAGTACATTGTAGTTAGTAGCGTAAACTCTGATTTTGGAACCAAGAGCAGCTTTTGGTGTAAGTTGAAGTTGGAGAGTTGCGTTATCAATTCTAGACATATTGCAGGTGCCAGATGGTTGGTGTTCTTCTGGTTTGAGAGCGAATGAGTAGACGTTGATACCGGTGACTGGAACATTGGTGTGATGTTGGTATGGTTGGACAAGGTTGAAGTAAGAGCCGAGTCTTTCTTGGAATCTGTCGTGACCGTTAAGTTGGAGCTTAGCTCTGACAACTGGGTTTCTACCAGCATTGATTGGGCCAAGACCAGCGTGGTCAGCGAAATCAGCAGCAGTAGTTAAAGCAGAGAAGTCAGTTGGTGCTAAGTTAGAAGCATTTGGACCTGGGCCGTCTGGTAAGCCAACTGGTCTGACTTGTGCGTTAGTAGAGTAAAGTTGACCATTTGCAACATTTTGGCCACCACCGATACCGTTCAAACCACTGTTATCTAATTGTAATCCACCTTGTTGAGAAAGGAAGGAAGCATAATCAGGGTCAACGTTTCCAACACCAACGAATGGGAAGATGTCAGTGTCACCTTCAACATTGGAAAAGACTAATTGGGATGGGTCTGGTGAGCCATTACCCCAGCTGGAGTCAGCATCGAAGTCATCAGTGTAGTTGTTCCATTGGTTGAAACCAAGTTTGATAACATCGTCTCTTTGGACAACCCAGATAAGTTCTTTGCATGGGTGGTTGAAATTGAGCTTAACTTTGACAGAGGTGTTGACAGTGGATTCATCACCAGTGAATTGAAGTTGGTCAATTAAGTATTCGTGTGAAGTTTGAGCGAATCTTCTTCTTTCATCAGTGTCAAGGTAGATGTAGTCAATGAAGAGAGCTGCGTATTCAAGGGATGGAACACAGAATGCGTCAAGACCGTTAGCAGATGCTCCGCAAGCAGTTTGGACTGAGGTGGAGACGTAGCATTCGTTCTTTGGTCTGAATTCAAGGTTGAATTTAACTTCGTGGTATTGAAGAGCAATAAGTGGAAGAGAAAGACCTGGGTTTCTGCAGAACCAGAATTGAAGTGGGACGTAAAGGGTGGTTGCGTCAGTTGATTGTAAACCAGTACCAGTTAAGTGGATTGTGTTACCAACCATATTGTCATAACCATCTCTGATACCTGGAGCAATGGTGAGCTCGTTCCAGATAGTGAGCCAGTCACCGTAGTGTTTGTCGATTCTTTGACCACCGATTTCGACTTCGACTTGTTTGATAAGGACGTGACCAACGTAGTTGACCCATCTGAAATATTGAGATGATAATGTAGATTCGACAGATGGAAGAGTGACTTGTAAGTAAACTCTGTGAATAAGATCACCGTTTCTAGAAACAGTGCATGTTACTCTCTTACCGAAATCTGCAGTACCATTGAATGTTTGTTCAATAGACTCCATAGAGAAGTTAGTGTGTCTTCTGTAGACAACTTTGAAAAAGGTAATTTGTGGATTACCTGTAAGATAGATATCTTGTGCACCGTATGCTACTAATTGCATTAAACCGCCTCCCATTTGTTTATACTATAGAAAAGAAAAAAATTTTCGCGAGACGACGATTAATTATTTATTTAATTCATCATTTAATTCCAAATTAATTTTTTTTTTATTAACGTTAATAAAAAATGAAAAAAAAACAAAATTAATTAATTAATTAATTAATTAATTAATTATTAAAAAAATGCAAAAAAATGTCAAAAAATGTCAAAAAAAATTGTTTTTTTTATTAATTACTAAATAAATGAAAAAAAAATGAAAAAAATTAAATAATATATTATTTTTTTTTTAAATAATTTGATTATTATTTAATTATTATTTAATTTAAGTTTTCTATATTTAAATTAAAATCAATGAATTTTTTCAAATAATCTTTTAAATTTAATTCGTATCTTTTTATTTTTGATTTTGATTTTAAAAATTCAAATTTATCATTTCCTAAATATTTTACATTCCATCCAGACAATAATGCGTTATATATAAAAACCATTTTTTGAATATTTACTATATTAATTTTACTATCAATTTTGTTAAAATTCAAACAATTATTATTTTCCATTTATGTAAGATGATAATTTTATATTTCCTAATAAACTAATTTAATTTTGTTAGTATACTTAAAAATAATTTTTATAATTAATATATAAACTATAAAATGTTTAATTTGAGGAACCTCAATAAATCTAATAAAGTATTAGAAGACAATAGGTTTACATTAGACTCAAAACATAATGAAATAATAGATAAATTTAATAAAGAAAGGACAGAACTTCCTAAAATGAAAAAAGAATTTATTGAATTAGCAAATGAATATTCAATTTTTAAAAAAAAATTGACGGAAGACATGACTAATAATAACATCGAAAGAAAATTTTTTTTGAAAAAAAGATTGAAAGAATTAAGAAAAAAAATAAATGCTATAGAAAATAATGAGAATATGATAGATTATTATTTAAAAGTTGGTGAATTATTACATGATTATTATGATAATATAAATAAATCTAGTGACAAAAAAGAAGATTTTACTCTTAAAAAGAACAAAAAATATAAAGTAAAAGAACCAAAAGAGAATAAAAAAAAAATTTATTCTGTTATTGATTTTTTTAATGATAGGGCTAAAACAGAAAATAATACTGAAAGTTCTAATACAAGTTTTAAAAATACTAAAATACTAAATTTTATTGAAAAAAAAGAAAGTTTTCAAAGAGCTAATCATTTAAATGATTATATGAAAAAAATTGATAAAGCATATAATCCTAAAATTATATTTAATAAAAATTTTAATAGGTGTGAAGATTGTAATATTGAAATGACAATATATCTTTCAGAAGGTTTTCAGGTATGTGATAAATGTGGAAGACAATATAGTGTTATTACTGAAAGTGATAAACCAAGTTTTAAAGACCCACCACCAGAGGTTTCTTATTTCGCATATAAAAGAATGAACCATTTTAATGAATGTTTATCTCAATTTCAAGGAAAAGAATCAACTGAAGTTCCTCAAGAAGTATTAGATAAATTATTCTTAGAAATTAAAAAAGAGAGAATAAATAATTTAGCTTTATTAAAGCCTTTAAAAATAAAGGAATATCTTAAAAAATTAAAATTAAATAAATATTATGAACATATTCCACAAATATTACATAGAATAACAGGAATTCCACCTCCTAATTTTAGTAAACAAATAGAAGAAAAATTAAGATTAATGTTTAAAGAAATACAAAGTCCATTCAGAGAGGAATGTCCTAAAAAAAGAAAAAACTTTTTATCATATGATTACATTCTCTATAAATTTATGGAATTATTAGAGATTGATGATTATAAAGAATATTTCCCATTACTAAAAGATAGGGAAAAAAGATATGCTACAGATAAGGTATGGAAAGGAATTTGTAGAAGATTAAGATGGCAATTCATTAAGAGTATCTAATTTTCCCATAGATGCTAAAGAATTTAATCTAGCTCTTTTCAAAAGCATATTTTGTGCATCTTCTATATTTTCTTCTTTACCTAACCAAGTTTGCAAAACACTTGTTTGTAATGCACGTCCATAAGAAAAAGATAGACAATAATTATCATTATTTTCTACTTTATTAATTTCATTTAGAGCATCAGTTGCATCTTCCTCTGACATACCACCAGATAAGAAAAATACACCCGGTAATTTACCATTTGGAATTGCTGTATTTAAAGCTTCAACTGTTAATTTTGCAATTTCACTATTTGAAACACTCTCATTATTTTCATCTCCTTTTCTTACCATATTTGGTTTAAGGATAGTACAACTTAAATCAACCCCAAAACTTTCTAACGCATTAAATACTGTTTGAAGTACTTTCATTGTAATTACTTTTGTATCTTGAATAGTATGATTACCTTTCATTAGAATTTCTGGTTCAACAATAGGTACTAAACCATTATTTTGACAAATAGAAGCATATCTTGCTAATACCATTGCATTAGAATTTAATGATAAATTAGATGGATAATTTTTTTCTAAATCAATATTAATTACAGACCTCCATTTAGCAAATCTAGCTCCCAAGTCATAAAATCTTTTACATTCTAAATCCAAATTATCTAAACCTTGTGATAGTAATTCATCTGTTTGATATAAAGGTTTTACACCTTTATCTAATTTAATTCCAATAACAATATCATTATTCTTTAATGGTTTAACTAATTCCTGATTAAGTAAAGTTTCTTCATAAGTAATTACACCACTAATATATTGATTTAATCCTGAAGTTGTAAATAGTAAATCTCTATAAACTAATCTATTATATCCATTATTCTCCAAATTAATTGTTGCTAATCTTTTCCCAATTGTTCCTGTACTTTCATCAGCAGCTAAAATACCTTTTCCCTTAGAACATAATTTATTTACAGTTTCTAACATTTCATTCTTATTCATTTTATAGAAAAATAAAAATAATGTTTTAAATTATTTTTATCTATTTAAAAAATATTCTATTATATTTAATTGACAATATCTGGTTTTCTTAAATCATTACTATTTAAATGATTTTCCATTCCATCTAATTTACAATTTTTTTGGTTTAAATCACTATCATCATAAATACCATATTGTCCTTCTAAATTATTAAATCCTACTATTCCTCCGATTTCCCCACCATTCATAGGTAATTCATTTTGGTATGCCCAATAATCTGGTTGATTATTAGAAGTATTAACTTGTCTATCAGTACAATTTAATTCATTAACTTGTTTATTAGATGTATTCATATTAATTAATTCATTCTTTTCTAAACTATCATAATTATTTTTATAAAACTTAGAAATATTTGCAACATTGGATTCAAAATTTGGAACATTTTCATTATTTTCAAAATAATTACCAGGTAGTACCCCAGTATTAGAATCTATTTTGAAACTTTTAGCATAGTCTAATAATTCATTCTTTAACTCATTATTTTCAAAAGATTCATTTACATCTGGTTCATCTGTATCATCTGGATTTTGTGTATTATTATTTACATCTCCTTCATTTGTATTTTTATTGCTTATATCAGAATCATCATGACTTTCTTCAGCTGAAAATCTTTCAGTTAAATTTGATAAATTAATTACTTCATTATGATTAATATTTTGAATAACTAAATGTACAATAAAAATAATTATTAAAGCATTAAATATTACTTTATAATTCATTATATTAATTAATAGAAAATAATTAATCTGTTATTACTATTAAAAAAATATTAATTAAAATATAAATGTCTACATATATAAAATCAGATAGTTATTATGGTTGTTATAAAATATTAAAAAGAATACCAGATGAATATTTAAATGTTAACAAAAGAAAAAATAAAAAATATAAAGAATGGAAAGAAAAACAGAAAGAATTATTTACAAAAAAAATAAAGAAAAATTTAGAAGATAAATGGTGGAATAATTTATCAAATAAAGTCCAACAGAATTTTATCCAAAAATATATTAATGTTATAGAAAACAAAGATAAATCAAATATAATTAATTTTATAAAAAATAGAAGTTGGAGATTTATGGGTAATACATTTGATTGTAATAAATATATTACTATAAAAAATGTAAATGATATTTAATTATTATTAAAAAAAATATTTTAAAGATATTTCATACTATATATTAAATATAAAATGAAAATAGCAATATCTGGTAAAATGTGTGCAGGAAAATCTTTCATTACTAATGCTCTAATGAAATATTTTAATAATAATATAAAAAAAAAAATTTTCAACAAAATTTCTTTTGCTGATGATGTTTATTATATTGCTAGAAATATGTTTGGAATGACTGAAAAAAACAGAGTTTTACTAACATCTATAGCTACTAAAATGCGGGAAATAGATAATGATGTATGGGCAAAATCAACTATTTTAAGAGTAAATAAATTAGAAAATGTTATAATAGATGACCTCAGATTTCCAAATGAACTACATTTACTAAAAAAAAACAAATTCTTTTTAATTAGAATTAATATTTCAAAAGAATTACAATTACAAAGATTAAAAAAAACATATCCTAATACATTTGAACAACATCTCAAAAAAATAAATCATCAATCTGAAACAGCCCTTGACAATGTATCTATTAAAAACTTTGATTTAGTTTTTAATATTAATTCTGAAGATGATGCATCAAATATCCCTCAAAAAATTATTAATAAATTATCCGAAATTAATACCTTACGAACTTTGTGATTGATTTTGCTCTTGTTCCATCTTTCTTTGCATCCAAGGGTCCATCTTGTCTAAACTTTCAACAGTTTCACTCTTGAAATTATTTAAAGCCTCTCCTAAATTTTCAGTTTCCTCCTTAATATCTTTCTCTAATTCACTCTGAATTTCCTCAATTTTTAATGGCTCATTATCTCTCTTTTCCTTCTCAAATCTTGCTTTCTCTGCCTCCATCTTAGCTTTCTCTGTTTCATATACATTCTCATCAACCTCATCAAGAATTTCTCTTAGTTCACCAATCTTTTCTGTTGCTACATCAACATTATCTAATCTTAATGGTTCCCTCTCCTTCTCCTCTCTTCTTAATCTCTCTGCTTCATCCTTTCTTCGCCTTACCTCTTCTCTTGCTCTTTTTAATCTTTCATCCTTATCTTGTTCATACATAAAATCACGATTATCAGCATTTTCTTGGTACTTCTTCATTAACTCATTTAATCTACCCTCTTGATATTCTTGCTCTTCAACATCATTAGCTTCAGGGTCCCAAGGTAACCAATAGCCAACTTGACCAACAAACACGTTGAAATTTCTGTCTCTTTTTTGTAAAAGTTGAGCTCTCTTCTTTGCTTCTCTAAGAGTTTCATATGTACCTCTTACTTTAACACCTCTCATAGATGTGGCATAATCATTAACTTCGGAAAATTCAAGTTCCAAATCATTATTTTTATTAAATTTCCAATCATTATATAATTCATTAATGTAATTATATGTAATATTTTTAGTATCTTGCATTTTTTCTCGAACATCAGAATAAACTCTCTCTTGAGAATTAAAAACATGATGTAAAAACTTAGTAACAAAGAAAACTTCTTTGTTTTTCATAACTTTTTCCGGAGACAAAAAAGAAATGCAACAAAAATTTTGTCCGGGAATTCTATTATCTACTGATAAAAAATCTTCATTTAATTCACTCATTTATAATTTATTTATTTAGTAAATCTTTAAATAATTTAATAAATTAATTATTTATTTTTTATTTTTATTCAAAATTTTTTTCTTATATTAATTATAACAAATGAATACTGGTTTAGATTTAGGAGAAATCGTCAAAAGAATACTTAAGTATTTAATCGAAGGTGGTGCTGTTGCTCTCGCCGCATACTACGTCCCACAAGGTAAAGAAAGATTAAGCCTTGACTCTATCTGCATTATTGCTGTCACAGCTGCTGCTGTCTTCGCAATCCTTGACATGTACACTCCAGACATCTCTGCTGCTGCAAGATTAGGTGCTGGTTTCGGTGTCGGTGGTAACCTTGTTGGTTTCCCAGGAAACAAATTACACGTCTAAAGTAAAAATGTGTCATGTTCTTTAGAATTCTTAAATAATACTGATATTATTTCATTATCAATAATATCATCATATTCTTTTTTCAATTCCATTCTCTCATTTGAATTATACCAATTATCCCAATCGAAATACCTATTCCATTCAGATATAGTTAAAACAATCTCTTGTTTTTCCAAAGTATTATAATAAGTAAAATAACTTTCGGAATTAATATATCCTGGCATTGTTTTAGCAATTTCTTTTAATTTAGAATTATAAGTATAAAAACTATCAATTAAATTAGAATTTACAATATTATTATTTCTTACGATTAATCTAGGAATTTTTTTACATAATATTTTAATACTCATTTATTATTTTTAATAAAGTTTTTTTTAAATATAATTATAACTTAAAAAAAAATTTAACTAAATTATTAGTTATGAGCATAGAAATAAGAATTGGTGTTGTAGGAAACGTTGATGCTGGTAAATCTACTTTGACTAGTGTATTAGTAAATGGAAAAAATGATAATGGAAGAGGGAGTGCAAGAGAAAGTGTTTTTAATCATTCACATGAAAAAAAAAATG